GTATTTCTGGTATAAAAAGTAAAGTTTTTTCAAATTCTTTCTCAGTTTTCATCATGCCACCGAAGAAGATTAACGTTCGTTCTAACAGAATTTGCTTTACTTTGAACAACTATACAGAAGAAGAATGTCAACAGTTCCAGGATGTCTTGAACAACAACTTGAAGCACATCGAGTATGCTATCATCGGAAAAGAGATTGGTGCAAACGGTACGCCGCACTTGCAAGGCTTCATCCACTTCCACCACTCGTATTTGAAGGCAAGAGATGGGACACTTACGAAGTGGAGGTCACTGATCCCTGCTCTGGCTCGAGCTCATATGGAATCTGCGTTTGGTACGGACGATCAATCCCGCGCCTATTGTGCGAAGGAGAATGTATTTCTGGAGGTAGGAAAACCTGGGTCGAACGCGAATGTTTACCAGCGTCTTCTGTCCTGTACCAATCTGGAGGAGTGTGCTGCCCTGTGTCCCGAGACGACTCTTCGTTGCTACAATCAGTTGAAACAAATTACTCAAAGCAACAAGAGGTCCCATCAACATCCTCCCGCGGTTACTTCACTTCGTCCTTGGCAGAAGGAAGTGTACGACAAGTTGATGAAACAGACGGATCGAAGAATTCTCTTCGTCCAGGACAAACGTGGCAACAGCGGCAAGAGTCATCTGGCCAAATTTATCCGCAATACCCACGGGTCTGAGGTATTTTATTGCCGTGGTGGTAAGGGACACGATATTATTCACGCATTTTCAAAAGGTGATTACAAATTTGCTATTTTTGACTATGCTCGGAATAAACAACCTCAGTATTTTGCTTGGGATATCTTTGAAGAACTTAAAGATGGTTGTGTCTCTTCTGGGAAATATGATTCAGACATGTTTTGGCTCGGATATTCTGTCAAGATTATCGTTCTCACCAACCATGATGTTCATGATCATAAGCATCTTCTTACTTATGACCGTTGGCAGATTGTTGACCTGGATGACTACCGCAATATGGCGGGAGAACACTTTGATGATCTCATACCAGTTGAGAACGAACCAGAAGAAGCTTTCCCTGAGTTACAAGTCCAAGAAGACGAGTTAGTTCCTGATGTACGCCCGCCTCTTAGTGAGGAACAATATCAATGTTTATTAAAATCTATTTTTGAAACCCATGTACATCCCGATTGGTTAAATGAAGATAATTCGTTTTCTGATTAATGTTTTATTTAAAAAGAAAAAATAAACTACATTTTAAATTCATCTCTTGGTCTTTTTCTTAATCCCGCTATGGCTGCTACTGCCCCTAAAACAGGATGGCTGTTTGAGATTTGATCCATGATACCTTCTTTGACATCCTCTTTGACTTTGTTGAAATCGGTGTTGATGATGTTTGCTTCTAAATCAGGTAGTTTTGCGTTTGGATTTGCTACTCTGTTTGGCGCTGTTAGAGATAGAGTATCGTATTGCCTAGCTGTAACGTATACGTCGCTCCAAATTTCTAGTTGTGGAAATTCCGTTGGCAACTCTGTCATATCTATCTCGCTGATTCCGAACGATCCATTGTATGTGTTAGATTGCTTTACCATACCCGGAACTATCATGAATAGTGGAGCTTCGTAGCGTACTGAACTTAGTGCGTAATGCATCTTTTTAGAGTAGTCTCGTAGCAGTTGTGTTTGGGACGATGGTGCTGCTGTACTGTTTTTAGAATATGTAGTTCTTAACCAAGTAATGTATGGTTTGAATGCTCGTTTACCGCCCCATGGACTGACTTTTCTGTAATTAAGACCTCTAAGTTGTGTGTAGTTGAGTAGGAAGTTTTGCAATTCTGTTTGATCAGAGTTGAACATTAGATCCTCGAACTTTCCGTCAGCTCCCGTGTCGTCGTTAGGAACTGTGCATACAATCGCATGATTGCAGTCGTCACCTCTAAACCTTGTTCTGTTCGTGTTTTTGATACGCCAGTATGTGACTACCCTATCAATTCGCCATTGATTGTAGTTCAATAGCATAGGTAAGTTGTTTGATAGTCCATTGTACGTTAGGTCTGCTGGGTTTCCTAAGTGTATGATTTGTTTTTGATCACTTAGTGCTAGTTGTCGTCTGTTGAGTCGTATTTTAAATCGAGCTCCATCGAGTGATTTATTCAAGCCCCCAAACGATTTTTTCCCGCGTCCAAACCTTTTTTGTCTAGACATACGTTTCTTTGTGTACCTTTTAAAAGTTCGCCTTTTGACTCCACGCTTCTTACGCGTGTATCTCTTTTTCCGTTGGAACTTTTTTCGGAACGCCATGGTTGTATTATTCACGCAACCTAGGCACCAATACTATTATAGTACTAGTCCCACTGGATGTTTAGCGCGCGATCGATCAGCGCGCAGGTACAGGTAGCGCGCAGCGCGAAGGAGAGAGAGGCTATGGCATCCAGTATTACCATAGCCTCTCCCCCCTTCCCCTTTGGGTCGACGACCGAGCGTTAGCGAGGGAGGCGGGGGGGTTCGGGGGGCGCAGCCCCCTGACCGTCGGACTTGAAAACCACCCACGCGTAGGCGGGCGTAGCCCGCCGTATAACGCGGTTAGCACACCCACCAAACGTCGTTAACAATACCTTTGGCCGTAGCGAGCGAAGCGAGCGCCCTCGTCCGCGTTTTTCCTTTTCCGTATTTCTGGTATAAAAAGTAAAGTTTTTTCAAATTCTTTCTCAGTTTTCATCATGCCACCGAAGAAGATTAACGTTCGTTCTAACAGAATTTGCTTTACTTTGAACAACTATACAGAAGA